GTGGCCGGACCGACCGGAGCCACCGGGGCAACCGGTCCAACTGGCGCAACCGGAACAGCATCGCCGGGCATTACATACAAGGGCGCCGTTGCGTCATTCGCTAACTTGCCGACAGCGGGTCGCGTTGCTGGTGACGCGTGGCTGACGAACGACACGAAGAACCTCTACATCTGGGATGGTGCTTCAACGTGGAATAACGCCGGCCCTGTATCTGAGGGGCCCGTCGGGCCTGCGGGTCCAGCGTCAACTTTGCCTGGACCTACCGGACCTAGTGGAATTCGCGGGCCTACCGGGCCTACCGGAAGCACCGGCGATCGCGGGAATCCCGGTCCAACCGGTCCAACGGGCCAAGCATTTCCTAGAGGAACGATCACGCTATTCGTTCAGCCGCAAGCGCCGACGGGTTGGACGAAGCTGACGTATAACAACGACGCTGTGTTGCGCATTGTCTCTGGATCACCGGCGGCTGGTGGATCGGTTAATTTCTCATCGCTGTTTAAGGCGAGCGTCCCGATTGAGGGGCAGATTGACACGTCGAACGCTAAAGTCACCGGCTCTGCGGCTGGAACGGTCACTGACGGTAAAGTCTCCGGCGTTAAACTTACGGGCTCCGTTCTTTACCACAATCTGACGTTGAGCGAGATGCCGTATCATAATCACAATCTCACTGATCCGGGCCACACGCATTCTAGTGCGTTGACTGGCGATTCACGCTCTCCGTTTGGCATCGGAGTTACAACGGCGTGTTTTACAGGATCAGGTTATCTTCCCAGCTACCCGACATCGGCAGTCGAGACGAAGAAAACCGGCATTACGATTGACGCGCAAGGTGGCGGCGCCGGTCACACGCACGACAATAACTTTGCGATCGACACAAGCACCGCAACGGCGACGAGCATGACATTCACGTCAGGAACATCCACCGCCACAACTATCAGTGGATTTGCGTTCAATGGCACGTCTCTCAATCTCGATGTGAAGTATGTTGATGTGATCATGGCTTCATACGATGGGTGATTTATGCAGTTAAAACCGGGGACGTTCTGCCCGCTGATCAAGAAAGAATGCGTCCAGATGCAATGCTCGTGGTTCATGCAATTGCGCGGTACGCACCCACAGACGGGCAAGGAGATTGATGAGTGGGGATGCTCCGTTGCTTGGCTACCCACATTGCTGATTGAGACGGCGAAGGAGTCGCGTCACACCGGCGCGGCTGTTGAGTCGTTCCGCAACGAGATGGTGAAGGCGAACGATTCAAACACGCGTGTTCTGCAAGAGGTGATTGAGCGTGAGCAGCAAGCGCACCGCATAGCGAACATAATCAGGGATGATCCGAAACTGATTGAGGCAGTCTGATGAAGATTGCGGTTTATGCCATCGCAAAGCAGGAGGCAAAGCATGTCAAACGATTTTGTGACTCAGCATCAGGCGCAGATTATATCGTTATCGCAGACACGGGCTCAACGGATGACACGGTCCAGATTGCGCGTGATTGCGGAGCCTCAGTCTACTCCATCAGCATTAACCCTTGGCGCTTTGATACTGCCCGCAATGCTGCTCTGGCTTTGGTCCCCGGTGACGCTGATGTTTGCGTCTCTCTTGACCTTGATGAAGTTTTAGAACCGGGCTGGCGTGAGGAGATAGAGCGTCTGTGGGTCGGTGGCGTGACGCGTTTGCGCCATCGCTTTGATTTCACGCAGGGGCATATCTACGAGGCGCAGCGTGTTCATGCGCGTCACGGTTACATCTGGAAGTATCCTTGTCACGAATTCCAAGTGATTGATCCGCGCCTGACGGAAGTGATGGTGCAGTCAGACAAGGTTCTCATAACGCACATGCCTGACAAGGATAAGAGCCGAAGCCAGTATCTGCCGATGCTGGAGATGGCGATTGAGGAGAATCCAGACTGCACGCGGAGCCAATTCTACTATGCGCGTGAGTTGTATTACGCATCTCGCTGGACGGATGTTATCCCGGCGTATGAGAAGTATCTGAAGCAGCCGGATGCTACATGGACTGCGGAGCGGTGTTACGCGTTGCGTATCATTGCGGAGTGCTACCACAATCTCAGGGATTACGGACACGCCGAAGCCTACTATCTTAAGTCTTGCGCTGAGTATCCAACGGTGCGCGATCCTTGGCTTGTTCTGGCGCGTTTCTATTACGCACGGCAGAATTGGGCTGAGTGCTACTCGGCGGCGTGTCGGTTGCTTCGCATTAAAGAGCGCAATTACGAGTATGTCGCCTTGCCGGAAAGTTGGGGCCATGAGCCCTATGACTTGGCGGCGCTGGCCGCTTGGAATTTAGGGCTGAAGGATCAGGCGGCGCATTATGGTCGTGAGGCTCTCCGGTTGAGCCCGAATGATCCGCGTCTCATCGAGAACATGAAGTGGTATGAGGGCGACAAGGATGGCGTGCCCAACATTGTGCATTTCATCCATTTCTCGAACGACAATCGTCTGTGCAGGCCGTTCAGCTATGTTAATTATCTAGCCGTTAAGTCGGCAAGCGAGATACAGAAGCCTGACAACATCTTCGTCTACTACAATGTTGCGCCGGAGAATAACCCGCACTGGATTTCAATGGCGTCAATTCCGGGCGTTAGTTTGGTCCATATGGAGCCGCCGACGGAGCATGGCGGCGTCACGCTCTCTGGCTTCCCACAGTATCAAGCTGACGTGGTGAGGCTGCAAAAACTGTATGAGATGGGCGGCGTCTACATGGACACGGACGCCATCACGCTGAAGCCGCTGAATGAGTTTTTCAAGCACGACTGCGTCATCTCTGGCTTCAACATCGACAACGACGACATAGAGACGAACAACTCCACGATCATTGCGAGGAAGGGCTCCGCGTTTATCAAGCACTGGCTTGAGCGTATGCCTGACAGTCTGCGCACTGGTGTATGGGCGCATCATTGTGCGCGCCTGCCTGCTAAACTGTGCAGCGAATATCCAGACAAGGTGACGCTGTTGGATAACAAGTATTTCCTTCCCTATCACTACTACGACGACAGTTATCTGAAGGCGAGTGAGCCGGAGGATGTTCGCAAGACGTTAGAGATGGCGGATGGGTCGTATGTCGTTCACTTATGGGAGACGTTCTGGGATAAGATTGTCCCGCAAATTACGTCTGACTTTGTGCATGACTCCGGCACGCCGATCGCGCATCTCTTGAAGAGGTTCGCATGATTAATCGAGACATCTTCTTTCGCGCTGTTCGACAGCCTGTCTTTGGCGGCTCCTTAACTGTCGGGCAAGTCGATGGCATGGAGAAGACAATCGACTACTGGCAGACCAGATGGCCGCGTATGCCAGCGGATGAAATGGCGTATGTTCTGGCGACCATCTTTCACGAAACTGGTAGAAAAATGACACCAGTTAAGGAGGGTGGTGGCGATAGATATTTGCGCAGCAAGAAGTATTATCCCTACGTCGGCGTTGGATTGATACAAGTCACCTGGGCGGTGAATTGGAAGCGTTGGGACATTAAGTCGGTCGAGGATGGCCTGTCTTGGCCGATAGCGTTACGGGCGGCGTTTGAGGGCATGGTCACTGGCGCCTTCACGGGCAAGCGACTGTCAGACTACATCGGCAAAGGTCGCAGGGATTACGTTAATGCGCGCCGTATCATCAACGGCATTGATAAGGCGCAATTGATCGCCGGATACGCTGAGAGTTTTAGGACGGCTTTACTAAAGGCAACACAAGAGGCTCCCGCACCAGCGCCTGCACCTGTTCCGAATGAATTGGTAATTAGTGACGACCATTTCCGCGAGTGGCTCCTCAAAGCCTTACGCGAGGACGACGAAGTCAAAGAGGCAATCATTGCTTTAGTTTTCCCTGACGAACCTGTTGAACCTGATCCAAATGACGAGCCATATGAAGAGTATAACGATGAAAATCCAGAGGAAATAGCGTATAATGAGGAAGGCGACCAGTTGGATTTAAGATATGGCTGACGACATTACACAAGAACGACTTAAAGAGTTATTGAATTACAACCCTGACACGGGAGTGTTCACCCGCATAAAGGGTGTGAAAGGTTCTGCCGCAGGATCGGTGGTTGGCTGCAAAGATAAGCAGCGAGGGTATGTGAAAATGTGCCTAGATTACAAAAAGTATTATGCCCATAGGCTTGTGTGGCTTTACATGACGGGCGATTGGCCTGTTGAAGACATTGATCACATTAACAACGACAAAAGTGATAACAGATTCTCCAATTTACGATTGGCGTCACGCTCGCAAAACTTGGCGAATAAAGGCAAGCAAAAGAACAATACGACAGGTTTTAAGTGCGTATTTTTTACCAAGTCCACAGGACGCTATAGGGTAGTGGTAAACGATAAGCACATTGGATATTATGCAACGCCCGAAGAAGCACACGCTGCCAGCAAGGAAGCCGCCGAAAGGATTTATGGCGAATTTGCTCGGACGGGCTAATGGATAAGCCGCAGCCTCCCAGACGTGAGCCTAGATACACCCAAGAAACTATCTATCGGGACAGCGGGACGGTAACGACTGTCGCTAACCGTGTGTTTGACGCCTACAAGGTGAACCCAACATTAATCGCTATGGTCCTCTTGCTTCTAATCATTTTGGGCGGCTTGGGTTATTATGCGATGTATAACGACGCGAGAATCTACGCATACATAGCTGCACGAGATGCGCAGCGCGCTGATCTGTATGATCGCCTGATTGAGATGGCGTTGAAGTGCAAAGACAAGGGTCCAGCGCCTGATCTGTATCCTCAATTAGAATTCCCGCAAGTCATAACGAAGCCAGCACCAACACCCAATAAAAGGGATGGGAAATAGCTACTCCCTTGGTGGACACAAATAACTCAAATATTGTAAAAGGTTAGCCTATTCATGTGATCTGTGTCGCGTATCAACTACGTTAATTTATGACGACGGGCTATTCCTACGACGGCTCTGTTCCTGGAACGAGCAGCTTCATTGCCCAAATCGCTACAATGGCGGTTGTTGATCAAACGGATCCGAACTTCGTAACGATACTCCCGCAAGCAATTACTTATGCGGAGAATCGGATTTGTCGTGAGCTCGACTTTTTATTTTCATCCGTTGCCAACGCATCATTTAAGCTTACTGCCAACAGTCGTAACATAACAATTCCTTCGGACATTTTTGTTGTCCCAGAGCAAATCAACGTCATTACGCCGCAAAACGCTACGAGCATTGACAGCGGCACGCGCAATCCTTTGTTACCAGTAACGCGTGAGTTTATTGACGCGACATGCTCCAACCCAGCCAATGTTGGTGTGCCAAAGTATTTTGCTCCTGTAGGCAATAGCCAAGGCAATCTGACGTTTATTGTTGGCCCATTTCCAGACGCCGCCTATCCTTTAGAAATAATCGGCACAATTAGGCCTGACAGTATGTCGCAAACGAACCTAACGACGTTCATTAGTATTCACTTGCCTGACTTACTCTCTGCCGCAACTATGATTTACGTCAGTGGCTATCAGCGCAATTTTGGCGCGACGGCTGCGAACGATCCTCAGATGCCTGTGTCGTGGGAAACGATTTACATGACGGCAATGAAGGGCGCCGCCGGGGAAGAATTTAGAAAGAAATTCCAGGCATCGGCTTGGTCATCCAAAACGCCGTCGCCGCTTGCTTCTCCGACGCGAGGGTAACGTATGGCCCACGCAACGCTAAAGTTTCAGCCGGGCGTCAATAAGACACGCACAATGGCGCTGAACGAAGTGGCGCTGTCTGACTCTAATCTCGTTCGTTTCACGCCTGATCGTGAGGGGCTCGGCCTCGTTCAGAAACTTGGCGGCTGGCAAAAGTTTTTCGCCTCACAGATAAGCACATTGGCTCGCGCCTTGTGGGCGTGGGAAGACACGAACGCTGACAAGTGGCTTGGCGTTGGTGGTGAGACTGTCTCGCAGCAAACCATCTCCGGTGGCGGCAATGGCGCGGAGGCGATATTCCAGTATGTCGGTGACACGGTCTATCCTGTGTCATCACCGATTGTTGTCGATGGCTTCATCCCGCAAGGCTACAACGGCGTTTACGAGGTTCTGCAATCCAAGCCGGGTGAGGTTGCGTTTAGATGCGGTGAGTTTGGCCGGGTAACGCAATTCGGCAGGATATACACCGGCGACTCGCTTTACGTCCTGCAAGGCAACGACCAGATTATCATCACGCCGCGTTATCGCATCAGTCAGCCCGACTACGTTTACTGCACGACGATTGCCGGCTCACCGCATGTGAAGGTCACTGATCCTAACGCCAACCTGATCCCCGGCGACGTGGTGTTCATTGAGACGCAAATTAGCGTTGGCGGCATTGTGCTTTTCGGCAGCTACGTTGTCGACTCTTACACAGGCGATCAATTTTCGATCACGGCGAAGAACCTACTTGGTGCGCCAACTCCTGCGAAGACTGACGATACAGACGGCGGCGCTGTCCCGACGTTTAACTTCCAGCGCAATTCCTCAAGCGTCTTGGTGACGTTCCCGAAGCACGGCTACAGCGACGGCGACACGTTCACGATCCTCATTCCGGTGGATGTCGGCGGCATACGTCTCTACGGCAATTACATCGTCTCGATCACTGATCCGTCGAACAAGGATCAGTTTAACATTTCATCCAACAAGTCATTCACGCTGAGTGACGCGCCTCTTGTGGGCGTCCCTGTGTCTGCATCAAGTGACGGATTTAACGTCAGGCTGAAAATGCAGGCGGCTAATGGCTTGCAAGCAGGCGACAAGATACGCGTTGTTGGCTCGCTGCCTCAGAGAGACGGCGTCTACACAGTCTCATCCGCCGACGCCACGACGGTGACATTCTCATCCAATTTGGATTGGAATAGCATGTCGAGCCTCGGCACGTTCTTCAAGGTTGATGGCGGCGACGGCACCACAGTGACGCTGTGCTATTTTGGCGATTACATCGTTAATGTTGGGGACACGCTGACGCTGGATGGCTTTTCGCCAAGTGGCTACAACGGCCAGTGGACTGTTGCGGGTGGTCGATCGAACAGGATTGTTCTCTCATCGACGGCAACGGGCGACATTGCAACGCCGGGCAATTTCTTCACGTCACAAGCGATCCTCAACAACAATCGTCCCTACTACAAGTATTACACGCAGCCGCAGCATGTGAGCGTGACGACGGGCTATGGTGTTGGTGGTTACGGCGTCGGTGGCTACGGCGTTGGTGGTCCAAACACAACGTCTGACGGCTCCGTTCCTGTTGCGGCGAGTGATTGGACGCTGGACAATTGGGGTGAAGACCTTGTTGCGTGTCCAGTTGGCGGGCCGATTTACAAGTGGTCGCCAACATCAGGAACACTGAAGGCTGAGATTGTTGCGAATGCGCCGGCTGCAAATGACGGCTGCTTTGTCGCCATGCCACAACGTCAGATTATTACATGGGGCTCTACGTTCAACGGCATACAAGACCCGCTGCTTGTTCGCTGGTGTGACGTTAGCAATTACGATGTCTGGGCTGGAACAGTAACAAACCAAGCGGGCTCTTATCGCATAGCGAAGGGCTCAAAGATTGTTGGCGGTCTACAGGGGCCACAACAAGGATTGATTTGGACGGACCTCGGCCTGTGGGCGATGCAATACACCGGCCTGCCTTACGTCTACTCGTTTAACGAGATTGGTGTTGGCTGCGGATTGATTTCCAGAAAGGCGGCTGGCTCATTGAGCGGCGTCATCTACTGGATGGGCGCGTCTCAATTTTTCATGCTGGCGGGCGAGGGCGTCACGACGATCCCTTGTCCAATTTGGGACACGATATTCCAAGACTTGGATACGGACAATGTGTCCAAGATACGCTTTGCGGCGAACAGCAATTTCGGCGAAGTGCAGTGGTTTTACCCGTCAAAGAGTGGCGGCAAGGGCGAGGTTGACAGCTACGCCAAGTTTAACACGCAGCTAAACTGTTGGGACTACGGCAAGCTGGGACGAACGGCGTGGATTAATCAGTCAGTCTTTGGCCCGCCAATTGGCGCTGGCGCTGATAAATTCATCTACCAGCATGAGACATCACAAGACGCAGACGGGCAGGCGATTAACGCGTCCTTCCAAACTGGCTACGCTCAAATGGGCGAGGGCGAGTTTAAGATGTTTGTCGATCAGGTGTGGCCTGATTTCCGGTGGGGCTATTACGAAAACGCTCAAGACGCGCAGTTGCAATTGACGTTTTACGTCACTGATTACCCCGGCGACAAACCAAAGGCATACGGTCCTTATCCCATGAACAAGCGCGTCGAGTTTATCACGCCGCGATTTCGTGGGCGTCTTGTTTCGATCAAGGTTGAGAGCAACGACAAGGGCTCGTTCTGGCGTATCGGCGCCTGCCGTTATCGTTACTCACAAGATGGAAAGTTTTAGGCGCACAGGAGGCCGCTATCGCTACTTCAGATGACATGCTCACTGCGCAGAAGAACGGTGTTGTTGCCACCAACGGTCTTAATCAGACGTGGGGCGATTTAACGCGCAAGCAGCATGGCTCGAATACATCATCCTGTCTTGTGGCGCCCGGTGTTGTTTATACGGGCGCGGGCACATTGTGCAGTGTTTCAATTGTTGTCTCCGGCGATGAGATTGGCTTCATTCACGACGCGGCCTCCACCGACAAGTTGGATGACACAACGCGGTTGATGGCTCTTCCAAAGCAAGAGGGCGTCACGATTGTGAGTTTCGCTGTTACGTCAGGCATCACGGTTATTCCCGGCAAGGGGCAGGCCGTGACCGTTACATATTCGGGGAATTAACATGGGCAACGCCGCAAAAGTTTGGGTTGGACCCATACCGAGCAATGTCTGTGGAAGAACGGATCACTTGCCGATTAATGTCCCGGCGGGGGCGTATGTGCTTACGGCGGACATTGTTTCTGCATTAGGCGAGGGAAACACCATCGCGGGCTTTGATGCTTTGAACAGATATTTTGGGCGCCAAAAATACAAGGAGGGCGAACCACAAACCGAAGTCGTTGTTGCTGGCGGCGAATACGCATTGTCTCCAGAGACTATACAGAACCGAATAGGTGGCGGCGACTTGGATGAGGGACACAAGGTTCTTGATGATTTCATCATTAAGTATCGAGACAAGACAATCAAAACTCTGAAGGCGCTACCAGGCCCTCGGCGAGACTGAAAGAGGTGACGATGACGGAAGAATTTAAGGTTCGCATAGCAACGCCAGAAGACGTTCATCAGCTTATGGACATGGGCATTGCTGCGAACAATGAAATTGGAATTGCGAAAGCAAATCCAGAGAAGTTGCTTATGGACATTTGGCCTGCGTTGCATCGCGACGGTGGCATCATTGGTGTGATCGGCAAACCTGGCGAGAGAATTGAGGGCGGCATTGTCCTTAAAATTACTAACCTCTGGTATTCCGACGAGCAGTTTCTTGAGGAGAGAATTGTTTATGTGCGTCCAGAGTTTCGCAAGTTTGGCAGAACATTAGGCTTATACGGTGGCGTAAAATCACGTTTTGGTAAGCTTATAGAATTCGCGAAGCATGTTTCAGATGAAATGAAAATGCCTCTCACCGTTGGCATCTCAACGTCAATTGGCTTCAAGGGTAAGGCGCGCATGTATCAACACTATCTTGGCGATCAAGCTGGTGCATTTTTTTTATATGGTCGGCAGCATCACAAGGACGGCTTTGTTCCAACGCAGGACAAAGAGCCAGAATTAGCTGCGGCTGAGTAAGAGGATACGACTATGGGTATGGGAATGGGCGGTGGCGGTGGTGGCGGTCAAGGGCCATCAATGACGATGTTTAACGGCACGTCCACCGTGACGCCGCCGGAAGAAGTCTTGCAGATGTATCGCTCTATTAATCCTAGAGCGCAGGCTGCGGCTGACACGCCCTGGGAAAATTATTCCAACAACCCGAATGATTTCGTCGCGCCGTTTAACGATTACCAATACGCCGGCCTTGGTGGCATGGGCGCTAACTTGCAGACGGCAACGCCCTTTGTTCAGAACGCCGCGCAACAATACAATGGCGCTGATCAACTCTACGGCATGTCAGATGCTATGGCCGGCAGCGCGGCTGGACAGTCTGTTGCGAATTACGGTGCGCCTGATGCAATAACGGGCGGCTACTACAACAACGCAATGGATCAATACGGGAAGGCCGCGAATGCTCCTGGCGGCTTAGACGTGGGCAATCCATACTTGCAGGGTGGCGCCGGATTAATTGGTCAGGGCGGTCAGGGGACGACGCCTGTCGGCTACAATGAAATTCAGCAATATGAATCTCCTTATCAGTCGCAAGTCATCAATTCGACGATGGGCTTGCTCAATCAACAAAACGAGCAGGCAATGTCCGGCTCGCTCGGAAATGCAGTTAAGTCAGGCGCATTTGGTGGCGATCGCGCTGGCATTGCGGCGGCTAATCTTAACCAGCAACAAACGCTCGCCAATGCGAATGTTCTAGGCGGATTAGAGAACCAGAATTACGCGCAGGCATTAGGGGCTGCGCAACAAACGCGTGGCATGAACCAAGCGGATCTACAGCGTCAACTCGCGGCTGGTCAGGCTCTTGGCCAAATTGGTTCAGAGGCCGGTCAATTACGCAATCAAGACCTCGGTCGATCGCTTGCGGCTGGTCAGCAAATGGCTGGCCTCGGCACGCAGAAGTATCAAAACTACACGGCGCAACAGGCGCAAGAGCAGCAAGACCTTTCTCGTCAAATGCAGGCGGCGCAGCAATACGGGCAGAACGCAGCCGGCGTGTCGAATGTCGCGCAAGGCATGGGCAATCTCGGATTTGGATTGCAGTCAGGTATTGGCAACGCGTTAGAAAATTACTTTGGCGCAGGCACAGCATTGCAGCAAACGTCGCAAGCACAAAAAGACGCGATGTATAATCAGTGGCTGCAACAAAAAGCATACCCTTTCATGACCACACAATGGTTGGCGGATATGTATGGGTCGCTTGGTCCGTTGTATGGTTCGACGACGACATCAAGCGGCACATCAATGTCGATGCCGATGTCCGACCCACGCGTCAAAACGGGCGTCAATGGATTTAAGCGCGGCGGCGAGGCTGACAAGCCGGAGGTTATTGGACGCACATTCGACGGCCAGGACATTTATCGCTACAGCCTCGGCGGTTCAGCGCCTCAAATTGGCTTAATGGCTGATGAGGCCGCGCAGCGCGACCCAAGCACGGTTCATCACGACAGCCACGGCTTAATGCACCTTGATTACGCTCGCGCGACGGACGACGCGGCGAAGATTGGTCATCACGTCGGCGCAAACAGGCGCGACCACTTTGCTGGCGGCGGCTTGGCGGGCGCCTTGGCCGCTCAGTCGCAGATGTATGCAGCCAAGAAGCCTGGGCAAGTTGGTCCGGGCGGCAATAGTTTTGTTCCGCAGGGCAAGGGCGGCGGTCACGGCATGTTGACTGCGCCCCCGCCGAATGTTCCGAAGGCTGAATTAACGCAGCCAAAACCACAGCATGCCCCGCCAGACGTTGCGGGTGGCCTTGAGAAGATGAAGGGCCTCGCTGGTGGCAAGGGCGGTCTTGGCGGACTATTTGGCAGCAACGGTCTTGGGGGCGCCTTCAACACGGCGTCGAATGCCACTTCGGCTGCTACGCCTGCGGCTGCGACTGCGGAAACAGTTAGCGCAACGCCCGCATCGACTACGCCTGCGGAAGAATTTCCGAAGGCAACTCCTGCGAGCACTGACGCGGCGCCATTGCCGCCATCAAGACCGTCAGACCTATCAACTGCCTTGATAGATGCCGACGCCTCGAAAATGGCGAGCGACATTGATCAGAATGCCGCGGATGCTGTGGACACTGCCGACGCGAGTGACGGCCTCGGAGAAATTGCTGATGATGCTGTCGGATTAGCAAATAGAGGCGGTCGGATTAATCGCGCCGTTGGTGGCGTTATGCCGTTCAACAACAACAAGGGCGCCATACCGTTTTCACCAAATGGCGGCTCGATGCCGTTTGAGCAGGGCATGGCGAACAATGTTGTCCCGGCTGCGGTGATGAATGACCAGCATCACCCACAGATGCCAATCAGCCAGCCGCCAGACATGATGAAAATGGCGGGCCAAGGAGGCGGTGGCGGCAAGAAAGGCGGCGGCGAGGGCGGAAAGCAGGCCGAGCAATTAATGAAGCAGGGCATGGAGCAGATGAAGGGCATGGCCGAGAAGGGCCAGAAAGCCGCCGAGTCTGCGCCATCTAAAATCACTGAGCAGGCAACGAAGCCTGTTGAGGACGTCGCCGACAAAACACAACTCGCCAATAGCACTGAGCATGCCGCAAACAGCGCGGAGAACACGTCTCAGGAGGGCCTGGGCAATGTTGAACAGGCCGCCAATAGCGCGGAAAATGGAGCCAATGAGGGCCTCGGAAATATCGGCGGCGACATTGGCAATAAGGCCAGCGAGGCCGGCAGCGGCATGCAGGAGAGCGCCACTGAGGGCCTTGGCGACCTCGGCTCGTCTATGGGAGACGCTGGGGGTGGCCTGGGCGACGCCGCCGGTGACGCCGGGGCTGAGATGGCGGACGCCGCCGGTGACGGCCTCATGGGAGCCTCTGAGGACGCTGCGGCTGGCATGGGAGACATGGCTGCGGAGGCTGGGGCTGACGCGGCTGCGGCTGGCGCGGAGGCTGCGGCTGGTGGCGGCGCGGAGGGCCTTCTCGGTCTTCTGCCATTACTGCTCTTGAAGCGTGGCGGTCGCGTTCCGAGGAAGACATTCAGTGCCGGTGGTCCAGACAGTGACGTCAGTGCGTCTGACGATAATGGACCGGATGGCGGATTGGCGCCACCGCCAGAAGCACCGACACCGAACAAGCCTATTGAGCTTGTCAAAGTTGAAGAGCCTCGGCGTCAGGAGCAGCAACAACCTGTGCAGGTTGCCGAAGCTTCAACGACGAAAAATGATGCAACGCCTGCGGATGACGGCTTCAATCGTCATGTCGGCACGGTGTTAAAGGTGGAAGGCGGCTACACGCCAGATGACGCCGGACACGGTCCATCCAACCGTGGCATTAACGCCGCAGCGCATCCGGGCATGGACATTAAGAATATCTCTGAAGGTCAGGCGCGAGATATTTATCGCAAAGAATATTGGGATGGCGCCGGCATTGGTAAGTTGCCAGCGAACATGCAGGGCCTTGCGTTTGACGCGTCCGTTAATCAGGGACCGGGCAGGGCAATGAAGTGGGCGCAACAAGCTGGCGACGACCCATACAAGCTCTACAAGCTACGTCAGGATCATTATCAAAGTTTGCTTGATCAAAATCCCGGCAAGTATTCGCGTTATGCAAATTCCTGGAATGGCCGTCTAAACGCACAAGCGCAACTCGCTGGCATTAAGGACATCAGCAATCTGCAAGTAAACGGGCATCCTGCGCGCAACACAGGTGGTGGGCCGGAATATCTTGATCGCTCAATGATGGCGTCTACGGACGGTCACGAGCAACAAATCGGACCCGGAGCAGAAGAGGGCGGTCTCGGCGCGATGGACGTCATTCTGCCGATTGCTGCGGCTGGCTTACAGTATGCCGCAAACAGAAAATATTATGGATCCGGCCCCGCGGCTGCGGCTGCTATTTCGAGCGGCCTTGGCTTGGCGGGCAGTATGCGCACGGCTGGCTTGGAGGAAGAGAAAATACGCCATCAGATGCAAGTCGAGGATGAGCGTCTCCGTATTCAGCAAGAGGACGCTGTTAGAGCGGGTCAGAAGTGGGAAGCTGAGCAGGCTGCAACACAGCGAGAAATTTTGAAGCGTAAGGCGCAGGAAGAGGCGATCAAGACGATGCGTCAAGGCGCACAGCCTAGTCGCCCAGATGAGGGTTATGGACCGCCTCCAGAACCAAATGCGCAGCCACCAGCGAACACACCTCCACAGGTTACGCCGCCGGCGCCGGTTAATCCCGCGCCAAAGGTTCCAGCGCCTGTAGAGACGCCTCCACCGCCACCGCAAGCGACGCCGAAGACGCAAATTGTTCCCGTTCCAGAAACGCCTGTGAATAACGAGCAGCAAAGCGATGGCCTCGCCGGCAATCGCCAGGTTCAGCCACAACCCGCAGTCGTTAAGCCGAGCAACACATCAACGAATGCTGATCGTGTTGTTGAGAACGAAATTGAGCCGTCAAAACCCAAAGTGCAGGAAGTTCAGCCGGCGCCGACCTTCAACACTGCGAAGGACAAGGGCTCATTCTTCCGCACATTGCAGGACGAGGACAACCCTTACTATTGGGACGCTCAAATACAGAACGAGAAAAAACAGGCCGACGCGGCTCTCTCTACAAACTCGCCGGAAATGATGGCCGAGTATGAGAAGCACATGCTGGCCGCTCGTGAGGCGCAAGCCAAAAAGATCGAAGCCGCAAATCGCGAAGTCATCACTGACCGCTACGGTAACAAGTGGCGCAATCCTGGATTGGCTGAACAAAAGGCCGAGGCGGGGGCTCTCGTTAAGAAAACTGAAGAGGAAGCATCACAGTCTGTAAGAGATCAGCATGAGCTTGTTGATTGGGAGCCAACGGGTGGTGGCGCCACGCGTCAAGTAACAAAGGCCGAAGCCATCCGTCTATCCAAAGAGGGCAAGGGCCGCATGGTTGACGAGAACGGCGACGAAATCCCCGTCAGCGGTTACGTCAAAAAGCAGCCTGAGATATTCGCCAAGAAGCAGGAGGCTATCCAGAAGCGTTATGATGAAATGACGCAATCCTATCTGGAGCGTCCAAAGTCTCTCAATAACTTCAAGCAAATGGCGCATCTCTTGGAGAACATTGAGACAGGCAAGTGGTCTGGAACATTGCAAGAGGCTGCGGCAAGGGCCAAGGCGCTTGGGTTTGATATTCCCGACAGCGCAACTGTTAATCCTGCGGCGTTCCAGGAATACGGCAAGTTCTCCATGGCCAACGTGATGAATGTTGCCAAGGACACGTCAAACAAAGTGCTTGCGATTGAGCTCAATCAGATTGAGCGCGCCAATCCAAATATCGAGATGCAGCCGGAAGCAAATCGCCTCATCCTCGGACAGAATATCGGCATCGCAAATTGGCAGAACAAATTCTACGAGGATTATTCCGAGTGGTATAGCAAGCATTCAACTGCAACGGATGACTCAAACTTCTCCAAGAAGTGGGTGAATGAAAACCCGCTCCAAGATTACATTGATGACGCGACGAAGAATGTCTTCGCGGTTGGGTCTAAAAATCCTCCATTAGAGAAGGGAAAAACCGGCGTTGATGTGCCGTCTGAAAGGCGCGTTGTTGGCAGAGAATATCCAATGCCAGATGGAAGAAATGCTGTCTGGACTGAGACAAAGAGTGGTAAAAAGGGCTGGGTCGTAAAGCAGAAGGATCAACCTAGTGACTGATGAGCTCCTTTCTGACGACGCATTCTCCGCACCACAAGGTAAGGAAAGCAACTCAGAGCCAGAGTTGTTGAGTGACGAACACTTTGCTGCGCCGACTGAAGGCAAGACTGAAACCAAGTCTGAAGGCAAGGGAATACTGTCAAACAACAATGACGGCTGGGTAAGTGGCGCCGCAAAGGGAACAGCAACCGGCGCCATCAAGGGTGGCATTGCTGGAACTGTCGGCGTGCCGG